TTTAAGCATACTGTTAGATATGTTTGGGGCAATAAACAAGGGACAATCGCAAGCAATGTAGACACATCAACCACTTGGACTATTCCCTGGGACTTCGCTAACGACATTCCAAATACTACTAGCGGCACAGGGACAATCTTTGTTGACACATACTCTGGTAATACCAAGACAGGAACACAGTCAACCCCCTTTACGGCGAGCGTTCCAGATAGCATCAAGCCACGGCTGACTGGTTTTACATTGTTAGATGGCAATACGGCCGCTAGGGCATTGATTCCGGGAGAACAACAGTTTGTGCAGATTATTTCGAACGTAGCCGTACACTTTGGGCAGGCTACAGGGGCATACGGTTCAACAATCACAAGTTATCACGCAGAGATAGTTGGCAAGAACCAATCTACCAGTCAAAATGGTGGTAGCTTAGGGATCATGAACTATCATGGTCAGGTTACTATACGAGCAAGGGTGACAGACAGCCGTGGTCGAACGAGTAACATGATAGAGCGAACTGTGACGGTGTTGGAATATTTTGCACCAGCTTTCAACTTTGATGTGGAACGTTCGGGAGCGACATCGAGTACATTCTCTATTCTCAGAAACGCTCGTATAGCTCCGCTGACGGTAGGTGGTAGCCAGCGAAATACAATGACTTTAACTTTTCGTGTAGCTCCAGCAGATAGCAATAATTACACGCCAGACAATGGTCCGGCATCTGGTACTTTCACGACTTTGGCGAGCCTGACAAATTCACTGGCCAATCTATCAGGTACTTATTCTTCTGATAAGTCATGGGATGTCATAGGAATACTTGAAGATAAGTTCACTCGTTCGGAGTTTAAAATCAAAGTTTCGACCGAAGCGGTAGTATTCAGCTACGAGAAGGGCAACCGCTTTGCGGTTGGCAAAATCGTAGATACGAATCTTCCGAGAGGGTCTGTAGAGTCAACTGGTGGATATTACTTGAACGGTAAGTCGATTCAAAACCATCGATTGACAGAGAACAGCGGTCAAGCTATACCGGCTTTTAGTGATTGGAATAATTACGTTGATACTGGCTTTTACTACGGACAGAGTATGGCTAATCAGCCTCCATTTGATGGGCAGAATCAATGGAAGTACATCAAAGTAAGCAAGCACGATAATGATTGGGTACTCCAGGAGAGCATTGACTTTAGTGGTATGGTGTCTTGTTATCGAGTGAAGATAGCCGGCAGCTGGCAACCGTGGAAAATGGTGGTGACAGAAGACCATCCACTCTTACAAGAAAAGCCACTCAAGACATTGACGATGGGATTTCCGTATGGGCTTAATGCGACATTGATACGCAAGGATAGCCTGGTTACCATCACGCTTAATCGTCGCATTACCAACATTGATGTCTTTGAGTATAGTCAGATGGTTGAGACTATCCCGTTAGGGTATCGCCCAACCGTTGAGACGCACATGCTTATGGCACCGAATGTAGGCAGTTTTACAAAATCACCATCAGTATTGCATTTTGCATCAGATGGAAAAATCAGATTAACAAATGGGACTGGCGGTGCTCATGTGTATACTGGCACGATTACATACATCACTAATGATCCATATCCAGCATAGAAAGGAATAGTTATGAGGTTAAAATTTGGAAACAAATCGTTAGAATATACGCAAGGGGAACATCCGAAAACTAGAGTATTACTTATCAATGATGAGGGAGCTATGTATCCCATCTATTTTGATAAGGAAGCTATTGATAAGTCGGATGCAGAACTATTTGAGTTAGCACTTGAGAAAATCTATCAGGATAATTTCCCAAATAGAGCAGAGGATGAAAAATTCAATGAAATTGACAAGCGTCTTGCCAAGGTTGATGATATTACCGAAGAAGCTACAAAGAATCTTGAAAAGGTTAAAGAGCAAGTAAAATTGTCCGCAGCTTCCCGTTCATCATTCTTGAAAATTACCGTCCTGCTCTATGAGAAAGGAATCCTTACCGATGAAGAACTTTTTGCGACAGGTATCTTTGATGATGAATCTGAAGATAGTCCTGAAACTGATATTTAATAAAGATAGGAGAATTGACACGATGATTAAATTATATGCTCTAGAAGTTATGGAAGGTAACATGGAATGGAAAGATATTAAATTTAGTCCAATTATTAAGGACCGAATCAAAGCTTACATTCGCAAGCTAGTTGAAGATGATGAAATCTTTAACGAATTGACTAAGGAAGGATAGCCTATGGTCGAAGAACCAAATCTTTTTATCCAAATTTTGCATGCGGCAACACCTTTCGCTGGAACATTAGTGACGGCGATTGGTGGGGTTGCCATCGCAAAGATTGGAGCGAACAATAAGAACGAACTAACGGCTATCAATGCTCGTCTAACGACTTTGCAAAAGGTTGCAGATGACAACAAGTCGACTGGTGAAGCGATTAAGTATGATGTCGAAAATCTCAAAACGAGTAGCCGTAGTAGTCGTCGTTATGTCCTCTATCGCGATTTGGACGCTGCCATCGAACGAGGATGGACAACTCTTGAAGAACGTCGGGAAATCGCCAAGCTGTTTGAATCGTATAAGATTTTAGGCGGCAATGGCGAAATTGAAACTATGTATGGCATATATTGTGAGTTGCCATTGAAGAAGGAGAATTGATATGAATCAACTTACAGAAATTATTATAGGGTCAGCTACAGGTATCTTAGCTATCGTTGCTGGCATGATTGTCCATGAAGTCAAGAAGTATCTGATTGCTAAGGGCGGTAAGCGAGCGGTCGAAATCACTGAGATTTTGGCACGGAATGCCGTCAACGCAGTTGAGCAGATTACCAAATTAGACCAAGAAAAGCACGTCGATAAGCTAGATATGGCCAAACGTCGTGTAACAGGTCAGCTTGCTAAATACAACATCTATATGACTGATGCACAGTTAGAGACCTTTATCGAAAGCGCTGTGAAGCAAATGAATGATGCGTGGAAGGAAGATAATAATGACAACAGTAAATGAAGTAGTTAGCTTTGCCAAAGACCTAGCCAACCGTGGTCAAGGTGTAGACTATGATGGTTGGTACGGTAATCAATGTGTAGACTTGCCTAACTGGATTTGTGGCAAATTCTTCGGTAAGGCTCTTTGGGGCAATGCGATTGATTTATTGGACTCGGCGGAAGTACATGGATTAGAAGTCCATCGCTTACCGACATCGGAACGTCCACGGGAGGGTGCTATCTTTGTCAAATCTTATTGGGCTAATGACGGTATCAACTATGGGCATACTGGTCTAATTATCTGGGTCAATGGCAATACTGTCCAAACCATCGAGCAGAACCTAGTTGGCAATCTGTCTGTCGGTGGTCCTGCTCAGTATTTTAGTCAGCAAATCAGCAATCTTGTTGGTTGGTTTTATCCACCTTACAGCGACTCTACCGCAGTGGCAACACAGGCAAGCAGTGGCAATCTCGGTAAGGTCAAAGACGAGCAGGGGACAATGACCGTTAAAGTATCTCTGCTCAATGTCCGAGACGAGCCTGGTCTAGACGGTAAAGTTGTGGCTACTTACACTTATGGAGAGCAGTTTAATTATGATTCGGTCTATATTGCCGATGGATACATTTGGGTATCGTATGTTAGTCGTAGCGGTGTACGTCGCTATGTAGCAGCAGGCGAGGAGTCAAATCGGCGCAATGTGGTGCCTTATGGTACGTTTAAATAGATTTTCAACCCAGCGGTCTGCTGGGCTTTTTTGTTGCCCTGAAAATCAAAAAATCGGCGTTTTTTTGATTTTCGATAGCAAAATACTTGTCTTTATCACGGACATTTTTAAAAAATGCCGTTTTTGAGGACATAAAAAAGAGACCCTCATAGGCATGAGAGTCATTTTGGTACAAAGTACCCTTACTTTACAATCCGCAACGGATGTTGATGTCATAATTATATCAACATTATTTATACTCGTCAAGTATTTCCTGCACCGCCCGAAAAAAGTCTTTTGCAATCAGCGGTTGATGATTGCCCTCAAACTCTTTCCCTCTCCACTTGATTTTACCAATATAGACGGGGTTTCGAGCGATGTATTTGATTGATGTGTGATACCATTTTTTGTTTAGAGTGCCTTTATAAGTTAGTTTTTTGGCAAGAGACTTGGGTTTAGTACCTTTATATAGTTCGTCAAAAATTTCCACGACAATTATTTTGTCATTATTTGGGATGTACAAACCATCCTTATAGTCATATCCAAGTGGAGTATACCCTGGAGCCCATGACATGGCTTTTCCTGTCATGGCTCTGCCGTATTTGCCCATGATCATACGCTCTCTGATGACATCTCGCTCGTATTGGGCATAGAGGGCAAATTGGCCCATCATCATCTTACCAATTGGAGTAGTAGTATCAATAGCTTCGGACAGACTTACTAGCTCAACATCATTTGCTATCAGGTAGTCCTCTACGATAACAAAGGTATCTTTAAGACTACGACTTAGACGATCTAGTTTATGGATAACAACCAGGTCTATTTTTTTAGACACGATATCCGTCAACATCCTCTGTAGTTGGGGGCGGTCAAACTTTGCTCCGGTTATCTCGTCACAATAAACATCGTAAATATCTATACCTTTGTCTCGGCAGTATTGTTTTGCCAAATGGGCCTGCATATCGAGAGAGTACCCGTTGACCTGGTCAAAGGTACTCACTCTTGTATAGATTGCAGCTCTCATATTTTAGACTCTTTCCGCAATTTCTAACGCTGTCCAGTAATCAATTTCCGTAATGGTTCCGTTATCCACCACCAGATAGTACCTATCTTTGTTTATTTTGCTAGTACAAAACTCGTAAAGCCCGTCCTCTTTGATGTCTGCGTATTTGTAACCTGACACCTCGTAAGTATCAACAAATTTACGGTCCAACTTGTAAACTGGATGTGTTCCAATAATTTTTGCTAGGTAACCTTTGTGTTTTCGGGAATCTGTTATTTGTGCAACTGCACCATCGATAAAACCTAATACTTCTGAGCTGTTTGCGACTAATTTCATGATTGTTTCCTCTTTTCTTTTTTTGAGGGTACTTAAAAGTACCTGTTGCGACAACAAGCACTTTGTGATACAATCATGTAGTACTTGCTGTTTAGTAAGTGCGTCTGCCTTGCAACCAGTCGGAGTGGTATTTGAGTGGTTGTAAGGTGTTTTTTTATTTCCTTTTTAATTCCTAAGCATTTTTCGTTATAGCTAGTCTATTTTCTCTATAACATCACTAATTCTTAATCTTCCCACCAACACTTGAGCTTTTGAGGGAGTGATTTTTAGTGTTTTTGATAGACTTGATGCAAGATCATTATGACCATACGGCACATGTATGTGTCCTGATTTGACTTTGGCTTGAATATTCTCAGGCAGTCTATCAAACTCTGATTTTGTAATGTATTTCAATTAACATACCTCACTTCCATGCAAACTATTGTAGTACTCTGTTATTTTAATCACTTTACCAAAAGACATGCCGCAAATATCAGTCCGACCTTTGACATAGTTTGCCAAGGTCTGCTCTGATATGCCCGTGGCTTGTGCAATTTGATAGCGTGAGTGTGTCTGGAAGAAGTTCATCATTTCTTCCTTTGATAATACTTGGATCAT